GACGGGAGTATTCTAATGTTCCCTGCACTGCTAGGTGCATTCGCCAACGTCGTAGGCGCTGGTCTCGGTGCGTCCGCTGCTTCGAAGGCTGATGACACCAATTGGGACATCAACCTGCTGAATTACTATCAGCGGGAACGTGAGCGCAATGACGCAATCCAGCAGGGTCGTCACCAAGAGCACGACACGAAGCTCGGAGCGACGGATGCTGCGGGCAATCGGACGTACTTCAAGCCGGGAGTGGGTTGGGTCACCGATCTTGCCCCTCAACAGAAGACGTTGCAGGACGCGTACCAGCGCGAAGAAGAGCAGCAGCTACTCAACGATCTTCCGAAGAAGCGTGGCGTACTGAATGCCAACGTCAAGCGGCAGCGTGGGGAAGATGTTGACGCGTCTGCCCTACGTGATGCATTCGGGAGGTTGCATCGCACTGATCCCGCGCAGACCGAAGCGCTGATGAATGCGGCCTCGGTTCGAGGGATCAATGAGGGTTACGACACCACGCTTGCTGACGCGATGCGCAGTTCGATCAGAACTGGAGCCTCCAACAGCGGCAAAGTGGCGGCTGCAATTGGTGAACAGAAGTCGAAGGCTCTCGTTGATGCGTTCCTCAACAACAAGATCAATGCACAGGGGCAAGCGTCACAGGAGTACGACGCCGCACGCAGCAACCTCGCCAATCTGTACAACATGTTCGCGTCTCGTGCGTCGGCCATGCCAGATGTCGCCTACAATCCCCGTAACATCGAGGGACTTGCAGCGCAGCAGCTCGGACAGACGAAGGGATCGGCTGATCAGGCTGCGGGAGCGCTACTCAATGCATTCGCGAAGCAGGGCGGGACCATGATGCCCGTCGAACCGAACTACGGTCCCGCGAATGCCTTCATCACTGGCGGCAATGCGTTGGCACAGGCGTTCGATAGCAGCAATGCTGACGCACAACGCCGTGCTGCGTTCGAGAACTACGGCAAGTACACAGGACTTGATCCGTCCATGTACAAGTTGAACTCAGGAGCATTCTAATGCCGATGCGTGAACCGTGGGATTTGGCTTCCGCGTTCATTCAACAGCAGGCGGGAGCCGCACAGCAAGCACGCGCGTCTGCGGATACCGCGTTGCTGCGCATGTTTGCTACGCAGGCTGCGCGCACTGATGCTGCGACTGGACAGGGATACGCGCTCGACACGCTTGCGAAGCGGAATGAGTACGCGACGGAAGCGGATACGACTGCATTCGGTCGGCAGAAGGAACTCGGTGCCATTACTCACGGCTACGATGTCGAGAACCAAGGTGTCGCACAGCGCAATCGTCTCGAAGTCCAAGGCTCCGAAGATGCGGCGATGATGGAACGCCTCAAGTACGAGCAGGAGCAGGCGAACAAACGCGCGGGGATGCAGTACGGCGACAACACTGGTGGTATGCGCCGCTTCGGTGCGTTCACTCCGACCGACGCCAAGATCATCCAGATCGAGAGTGGCGGCAATCCCAATGCACAGAACCCACTGTCGTCTGCGGGAGGTCTCGCACAGTTCACTGACACTACGTGGGCGAGTGTCATGCGTGCGCACCCGGAACTCAACCTGACTCCCAACGGGAAGAAAGACCCGGAACAGGCCAAGAGAGCGCTCGTTGCGTTCCGGCAGGACAACCAATCGTATCTCGCGAAGCATGGCGTTCCGATCAACGACGCGACCACGTACGCGGCACACTTCCTCGGTGCTGGTGGAGCAGTACAAGCGCTTCGCAACCCTGATGGAGCTGCAATGGTCGATGTCGTTGGTCCCGGAGTGATCCAAGCCAACCCACAGCTCAGGAGCATGACCGTTGGAGACTTCAAACAGTGGCTCAGTAACAAGATGGGAGGCGCAGGTAATACGTCTGCGTCCACTTCTGCGGATACTGGGGCGGCTACCAGAAGATACGTCGGTGACGTGCCTGATCCGACCGCAAGCAGTACGGGTGCGGTGCAGAATTCGGCCTCGGCAGGAGCAGTTGACGACGGCAGCACGAATATACCAGTTTCCAAGCCGTTCCAAGAATGGCTGGATGCCAACAATATGGAGGCCGTGCAACGCATCCCTCTGACAGAAGCACAGTTGGACCTACTGCCGGATGAGATGAAGAACCAACTCGTCCCGGATATGTATGATACCACTGGTGACAACAGCGGGAAGCAGAAGAAGACTGCGTACATCGTCGTGCGCTCGCGTGCGGAGGCGGACGGTACACAGCCACCCGCAGTACCGCTACAGCCCAAGTCGGCAACGACGGAAGCTACGCCGCTGAAAGTCCAGACCACTGAACGTCCGGTGTTCAAGGACGGACGGCGTTGGGTGATGAAGAACGGAACCGAAGTACAGCTACCGGATTAATCATGGCACAAGTCGGCCGTCAGCAGCAACTCGACGCTCAGTACACAGAGGAACAGAAGCGTCGTGTTGTACAATCAGGTGAGAAACCCCCAGAGATGGGGTCGGTTCGTCGCTTCGTTACGAATGCGGTGGCAGGCATTCCTCGCTCTCTTACTGATATGCTTACTCTTGGCGGTATGGCGCTTCCTGCTGCTGCTACTGCTATTGGAAATGTCGGTTCCAGTCTTGGTATCACTGACGATCCTGACTTGGCTACGCAGATGTACGGACAAGAGGGGATGGCGAAGATACAGGACGCCATCACAACGCGTGCGAAGGCTGAGTTCGATCGTCTACCGCCTGAGAGACAGACGGAGAATAACTTCCGTGCGCTCGCTGATACAATCGGATCGAGCGATGAAGTCCGCGACATCATCATCGAGCAGTCTCCTGCACTCGCCCGTTGGGGAATGAAAGCAGGGAATGCTATCAACTCAACTCTCGGATTGAATAGGGTGGAAGATGAGACTACGACTGACGACCTCGCGCAGATTGTCGGTAGCTCACTGGTATCTTACGGAGCCTTGGGCGAGGCGAAGGCTGGCGCGGGTATTGGGTCGAAGGCAATTCGTCGTTTTGCGGAAGCTGCTCTCCCCGGAGTACCCGAACTCACAGCCAAGAACGTTGCCGTCAACGTTGGAACACAAGCCGCTCTCGGACAAGGGCTTCGAGCCGCCACTGATCAGCCCTCCGTTCTCACCGGCGATGCCTTTGCAGCCGATAATGGTGTCGGACCTGCCTATACTCCCGCTCCCGATGATCCCGAAGGAGGGATGAACGGCGAGCAGAAGGCTGCAATGTGGTCGGGAGTTGGTGCTGCTGCTGTAGCGACTGCTGTGTTGTCCGGTAAGGTCAACAAGGCCATGTCGAAGCAGGTGATCGAGTCACTCGAAATCCCGACTCCGGGTTCGAGAGCTGTCGATCCTGACCAGAAGCTCGCACCGACACTCACGAAGGGACAGCGGATCAAATCAGAGTTCGTTGACCAGTCCGCCCCCGCGCGTGATGCAGCTTCGAATGCTGGAGCCTCAATTGCCGATGTCGACAACATCGAGCGCGTAGTCACGGAGACTGCGAACGTCAATCTCGCTGGTCGCCACGCTAATGCGATGGAATTCGGTGACTTGCCGGGACTGGATCGCAAGACGTATCCACTCTCACGTCTACAAGCAGCCATGTCGCAGCTTCCGGAAGAGGACGTGAAGCTATTCAGCGATGCATTGACCGCCAAGACGTTGATGGATGAGCGTCAACTGCGGATCAAGTCGTTGGAAGACGAGATGCTTGAGGCGTCGATGGGTGTGAAGGGTTCGAAGACGCAGGGAACGATGGCGCGTCTCGAAGCTGTACGCACGAAGCTCAAGGATGAGAAGGCGGACACTGCGAACATCAAAGAAGACCTGACTGTTGCTGACGCCAAGACGCTGATCGCGAAGTTCGACGCCAATCCCAAGCTCACGATGATGGAGAAGGCGTTCCGTCAGATCAACAATGACATCCTCGACGCCAAGGTTGCAGATGGGCAGCTCACAAAGGATGCTGCTGACAAGATGCGGAAGGCGCACCCCAACTACATGACTTTGCAGGAGCAGAGTGATGAAGCATGGTGGCAGCGCTGGCTCAGGAGTTTCAAAGGTACGGAGCCTGCCTCGCTGTACAGCAACGTGCGTGGTCCGTTGATGGCGCGTGCGAAGGACACCAATGTCGTCAATCCGATGTCGCCCATCGACGCGATGAAGCACTACATCTACGACCATATCCAGTACACGATCATGAATGACGCAACGCGTACGTTCGTCAACACGATCAAGCAGACGCCTGATTACGGACGAGTGATCCGCAAGCTGGAGGAAGTACCTGTCCTCAACTTCGAGCGTGCTGGACATGACGGCAAGTATCGTGGCCGCAGTGATGTGTTCGCGTACACAGAGGACGGGAAGATACACTACTATGAAGCCGCCGATAAGGAACTCGCTCGCTCACTGCGATACAACGCCCCCGCAACAGCGACCTTCTGGAACGCTATGCGGAAGTTCTACACTCAGTTTACAACTGGCGTGTTCGCACCCGTATTCGCCCCCGTCGCCGCACTTTACGAAGACGCTATCGCTCGCTCCACTCGACGGCCGGGACGCTCGTATGGAGTATTCGATGCGACTCTCCGACGCGCTTTCCCGAATAGTACAGCGCTCTCAAGAACGCTAGACAAGATTGGCGGCACTCCGTTCGCGCCGCTGAACACATCGTGGTTGCAGATGCTTGCAGGTGTATTCATGCAAGTACACTACGATGAACTCCGTCGCATGGGCGTCGGTATCGCGGACCAGTTGGCAAATGACAGCGGCATCATCGCCTCAATTACGTCTTCCGTCGGCGGTCGGGAGCTAGTTGAGAAGTTGGGTGAAGCGATGGTGCGTTCCTATAACGAGAGCCGCTATGCGGTGTTCGTGAATGAAGGAGTGCGTCATCCCAACTTGCTCGGCGATCCACTGAAAGGCGTGCGACAGGGCTTCGATGCGGTAGCGTATGCTGCGAAGGGGAAGGGTATCGTATCCCAATTCGTAGATCGCTACCGCTCGATGCTCGATGCTGTTCACAACACGAGTAAGTACGCGTTCTTTGCACAGAATTACGCTGCACTGGAGCGGAAGTACAACGGGAAGGTGCCGAAGCCTGAGTTGAATAAGCTCGTACACGAGACGCGCACTCTCTCTGGTGACATGACGCGCTCCGTAGGCAATACAACGTTCGGCAAGACGTTGAGTGCGTTCCCGTATGGACAGATCGCCATCAACTCGACATACCATCTGGCGTCGGAGATACATCGTGATCCGCAGAACGTCGGTGCTCGCATCTTGACGGGTCATCTCGGCCCCAAGATCGCTGCAATCGCACTTATGTCATCGACACCAGAGGTCGCGGACTGGTACTGGAATGATATCCCTGCGTGGCAGCGGTTTTCGCGCATACCTGTGATCGGTCCTGACTGGTGGATGGACTTCGTGAACGGGAAACAGCGCCCGCTCACACCGGCTGACGTGTACATGATGCCAGAAGCACCGGAGCTGTCATTCCTGACAAATCCAGTGATCACGGTGTTGCGTGGATTGGGTGCATTCGGAGAACAGCAGGCCGACAACACTTCGTGGGCGAAGGAATTCGCAGAAGGTGTGCGGCAGATCACGTCAGTTGCAACGCCACCGCCTGTTGCAGCGGCTCTCGGTGGCGCGAAGCTTGATCTTGGCAACTTGGCGACGGGATGGGCGACGGGGGATCCTGTCGTGCAGGAAGGATACATCGCGAACCCTCATCAAGGGTTCAATGACAGCGGGATCAACTCGGACAGCTCGTTCTCACGAGACTTCTCGAATATGATCACGTCGCTGTTGGGGATCAGTGCAGGGAACATCATCGGCTCAACTGACGTAGCTGCACAGGCCATGTCTAGTGGTGATGACTTCGGTACTGCGATAGAGAAGGCGCTGAAGTATCAGGGTCTCGCTGACGAACGCCGCTTCCCTGAGCTTCCCGGCACGCGTGAAGGAGGTATGTACCTCTACACTGGCGGGCAGCGTCGATACTATGCCGGCACACAGCGTCGTGATCGTGTCGTGGAGACGATGACGAAGTTCGATGCTGTGCGTCGTCAGCTCGCTACGGAGAAAGATCGTTCCGGAGCATCGGCGTGGGCCAAGAAGCAGGGACTTGATCCCTTCGACACGATTGCCGATCCGAAGGTGAAGCAGCTCGCTCAACAGATCAACACTGTGTTGGGCAAGGGCAAGATGAAGAAGCTCATTGAGCAGCGCAGTGAGTTGAATAAGCGTCTGGCGATCCTCGACAAGAACAAAGAGAACCTTGAGCCAGACGCCTACCACTCGAAATCCAATGACGTGATGCGTGACATACACGCTGTGGACAAGTCACAGGACGAGATCATTCAACTCCTGACGGATCAACTGCGTCGTCAACACGGTATCAGCATTGACGACGCAATCGATATCATCGGCGGTAACTTGCAGTAGTTACCGCTGACGGCTGGCACGCATCGCGCCGAGGCGTGCCTCAGTTTCCTGACGACGCTTGATCGCTTCCGCGTCGGGTATCCGTCCGCTGATGGTGCTCTTCATTCCACCAAGACCATCATTGAACATCTCGTCAGCAGACAGTGCGGGACGTGTTTGGGCCTCTTTGTCTCGTGACACATCTGGTGCGTTGGGTGCAGACTGCCCCACTGCATTCTGATACGTGTCGACCTTCTCTGTTTCCTTGTATGGTGCAGGTAGTCCCTGTGAGAAGCACCATTCCTGATACTCGCGTGGGCTGAGAGGGACGAGTATACGCAGCAGATCGTATAGCGTCTCGTGTTCAGTCAACTCCTTCCGACACCGATCGATACCAAGGTCAATGTCGACCTCTTCTTCAATCGATTGAGCGTGCAGACTAGTGGCTGTCAACACATCAATGTGACGTGCTGCACTCCTGATGCTGAATGCGACACCCACGAGATTGTCAGCAGTCGGCTGCGTGATAAACATCCAGCTATATTTCAGTACCAAGCTCATGCTAGTTCTCCTTTCAGAACTTCTTGCCACCAGCCTTGCGGCGTGCTTCGTGGCTGTGATCGGGACGGGTGAGATTGAAGAAGCGCTTGTCCCTGAATGCTCCATCAATGTCGATCCCATACGCACCGCAATAGTCGAGCAACCGGATCAACAAGTCGGCTGCTTCGACATCTTCATTCCTGCGGTGCGGAATGTGTTCATCCATCTTGTCCTTGCGGACGCCTTCAAGCATCTCGGAAAGTTCCGAGTGCATGAGAGCGATCAATTCGCCCTTGTTGCGCTTGAGAGGTTTGCCTGTCTTCGGATGGGTCCACCACTTCATGTTGTCGTGGTGGCAGAGAGCGGCCAGCTCGTTGAGCCTCACGTAGAGTTTGTGTATCTTTACGCGAGGCCGAACTCCGCTGCTTTCTGATCGGTTATTATGAACTGACACGTTCCGTCTTCCAGATCGCGGTACTCCACGAGTGCGCTTTTGGGTATCCACTGTTCACCTCCATCTTCTAGCTCAACAAAGATTGCTTTATCAGTTTCGTTGATGAGGTTGAGCGTGTACTCAGCAACGTCCTGATTGAGACCTCTACTTCGTTTTCCGAGCATCAAGGAACTCCTGATAGTTCGAGGTCGCGTTTGCCTTCGCGATTATCTCCTTCCCTTCCTTCTGTTGTACGTCGGTCATGATGACATACGTATCATCATCTTCTCGTGAAGCACGCGCCCAATAGAACGTCGTGCCGTGCTTCACAATTACATACTCACGCTTTCGACTTGGATCGGTTTGAGCTGCGACCATCTGTGAACTCCTTGGTCATCGGGGTAGCTGATCTTACAGTCGGCCGGGATAATCAACTCTCGCCCCCCGACCATGAGCGGTTCCTCGGCGTAATACTTGAGGATACTCAAGCACTGCTCCAAGTCTACCAGCGGTGCGAGACAGATCACCGCATCGTGGATGTTGAGTGCAACCCGCGCCCTACGAGGCCAGCGTGGGTGATCCTCCGACATGTAGATGACGCGGCACACCTTATCACCAATGGTAGATTGCGGCTTGAAGGCCACAATACTTTCAAGAGCCTCTGGACTTGGGCGCTCCATTAGGATAAAACGGCGACCGTACGCGTTGTAGAGGCAACCGTTCCTCTTGAGTTCCGTTTCGAGGGAGGCCCACCAAACACGCAACTCAGGAGTGAGCCGATGATAGTCTCTGTAAGCCTTGTCCGCGACTATGAGGGAGAGTTTCGCTGTGGTGGCGAGACGGTCCGGACCCATTCGATAGTTCAGTCCATGGCGGCACCGTTTCGCGATGTAGCGAATAGTAACGTCCCCGTCTCGTTTCCCTTCCGGCGGGAGCTTACCGGGCTTGGAACTGTCGTAGTGGTCGAAGGACGGAACCTCGTCGTACGGGATCTTGAAGAGATCGGATGCTAGAGCGCGGTGCGCGTCGTAACCACCTACGAGGCGCGCCCGCTCGAACTGTTCGATCCACTTCTCGATGTTTGCAGCCCATCCCACGTATCGGGCCTCCGCTTGACTAAGATCAAAGTATCCGAACCCGTAACCAGCATCAGCAACGTACATAGGATACGCTCGCTGAGGCTGGTTTTGTAGATTGCCGCCGCTACCCCATAGAGTTTGGCTACTAGATAGTCGGCCCGGAGCCTCTTGAGTTCCGGTCTGGTTGTATGTACAGCGAAAACGACCATCCTCGTCGGCTGCGGCTTTGACATAGGTTCCATAGAACTTACTCTCTTCTGCCCATCGGTTGTGGAGGTTGATGATTTCACGCGCAGCCTCCGATGTGCGTGGATGTTTGAACATCCGATCGCGGTTCTCTTTGTCAGTCGATGTTCCGCGACCGACGAGCTTCAGTTTCGAGAAGTAGAGTTCCGACATCTGCTTCGGTGAGGCGGGATTGTACCACAGCTCCTCACCGAGTGTATCAACGATCTTGTGCTGGAACTCCATGAGCAGTTTGGCGACTGTCTCACCGACTGTTAGGTTCAATTCCTCCTTCATCTTCATGTCCATCTTCAAGCCGCCTACACACATACGTACGAGGTGTGGTTGCAGACGCATGACGTGGTTCATGAAGAAGTCCCATAGTCCCTGATCCTTGAGTTCGCCTACCATTCGATTGTCGATGGCGATCAGGTTAGCACTGTCCTTGCCATTGTACCTCCAGAAGTCATCGATGTCACCATCGTCACGCCATTCATCCTTCTCTCCCTTGTAATAGGGATTGTCGGTGTACTGCGTGGTAAGGAAGCCCAAGTTGTGTGGCAAGACGGGATACAAGGTATGATGTCCGAGCATGGTGTCGCGCAGTAGTCTCGGGATGCGTAGTTTATCCTTGTACCACTGCCACGTCATATCGAACATGCCGTTCTGTGCTAGGAGCTGCGGCTTCTCGGCTTGGTGATCGTAGAACCTTTGTAGCCGACGCCGAATGTGGCGCTCTTCCTCGATGGAGTAGACTTGATCGGTCTGGGTACGCAGTGCAATACAGATCGCTGTTGTGGGTGTATCCGCGAAGCCAAAACATGCAGTTTCGCCACTGATACTCTCGATATCATGTCCAATTGTATCACCTGACCGAATTGCGTCATCGAGGAAATTATCAATGCGCTGTATCGAGGGATATATTTCTGTCGAGATTTCGTACGGCGTATGCGAACCATTGAGTACTCTCCCAAGACAGGCGATGTCGCGGTTCAGAACTACTTCTAGCCGAGGATCGTGGATGGCTGCGGCGGCATTGTTACATACAACAACACGAACAGAGCGAGTACCGCCCCGGATAAAATCAGGAATATCAACACTAACAACACTGCCTCGCCAACTAGTGATCCCTGTGTGGCCTGTAAGCGCCTCAAGTGCGTAATTACCCATCGCGAGAATGTAATGCACGTTAGGAAGATGACCAAGCTCCCAACGAAGCAACTCAGTCCAAAGACCAAGCTCATGTTTGTTCACTCCCTTCTTCCGATCAGCGAGCGAGACTTGCCGCTTGATGACGTTAGTGATGTAGAAGTCCTTACGCGACAGCTTGTTGCGCTTGAGCATGATGTTCCAGAGCAGTGACCCTGATCCACCAACTAGAGGCAACTTCTGCTGCACCTCGCGTTCACCCGGAGCTTCCGCGATGATTACCTTGTCCGAAAAGAAAGTCCCGTCCATCGGACACTCGACCTCAAGACGGGAGTTGACTGCGCGCTCGGTGAATGCAGCGCGCATGGTGGACAGGTTACTGATCAGGGCTGTACTGGTGTCCATTGGCCTGCCTTGATGGCTGATTTGAGGAAGCGGATTACGCGATCTTCACATAGACGAAGATCGCCGTCGTTGTAGATGTTCTCTTGGTAGATGCGTTGTGGCGGGTATATGTATGAGCGGCTGTCATTAGCGAATGTGTGACCGGGACGGACCATACGCGCAATGGCATAGTTGTTTGGTGTCACCCAATCTATCAGACTGTCTTGCTCGTCCTTGAAGCCCGCATCCGAGATGATGAATACTGTCGCCGGAACAATCTGCTGATTGGCGCGTAGGAAGTCCTCGAACTCCGCAATCGCCCATCTCGTGAATACATCATAGCCCCACAAAGGTTTGGCGTAGCTCTCTGAGAAGTCGATGTATGCTTGCCGGAATGTCACAGCGTTCGCCGGCCCTGACCAAGGGGTGAGCTTCTTCTTGAGTTCTTCGTGTGGCTGTTCCGGGTTCTCAACTCGGCAGAACCCATTGATCGCGACTTTCAACGGCTTCGACATCTTATAGTCGTAGCAGTTGTACCCTTCACCAGTCAGCCACCTGTACGCCATCGCGGCTGCTGTGTCCTTTCCTGATCCCGGAGGACCGTTGAATGCGACTACATACTTCATTTCATTACCTCCTTTAGAGACAGCCATAGTTTGGCGATAGTCTTGAACTGATCGGTACGCACTTCGACAGTGGAGAACCTGTGCCCACAGTTCGAGCACTTACGACGACGTGAGAAGCCTATAGGTCGCTCACGACTGTCGATCACACGTGCAGCTCCACCGCACTTCTCACACTTACGTATACTCACTTGATCAAGCTCTCCTTCGGAGCGGTCTTCCGCCGCTTATCAAGGACTTCTTGAGTTACGCGGATAGAGGTTGTCAGCGCTCGTTGATCCGTGATTAGAGTGCAACGCTTCCGTGCGCGAGTGAGCGCTGTATACATGTTCTCGCGACACAGCATGTAGAACACGGAATTGTTGATCACGTAGATGACGTGTTGATACTCCGATCCTTGCGCCTTGTGGACGGTGAGAGCGTACGCAAGTTCGATCTGACGCTGCGGATACTGATCGATGATGATGCCTTTCTTCTCCCACCACTCTTCGTACATCGAAGGTATCTCGACAATTCGGTCCCCGAAATCAATCTCAAATCCTCCATCTGGATATATCTCCAGAACCTTGCCCGTTTCGCCGTTGAGCATGTACTTGGTTTCCGGAGTAGGTATGAAGCTGGAGAAATCAGGGCGTCCATCAGCATCCCACTGGTGAAAACGCTCTGAATAATTACGCATGTCGTATGTGTTCTCAGTGCAGACAACTTTGTCGCCAACTGAGATGGTGACAGGGTTCTTTGAGTCCCAATCATACCGCATGAGGGAAGTAGGATCACGACCATCGGGGTTGAGCAAGCCTTGAAGCATGACATTGAGCGGCCCCGTACCGATCCAACGCGTTCGAAGCGGCGTGAGGATTTGGTTGTCGATGGATGCATAGTCGATGCCTTCTTCTAGGCTCTCCATGACCTGTTCGCGCAACCGATCTACCGGATAGTCGCTCAAGATCATCTTGAAGTCGTTGCCGCGACGTGGAAGCCCGCCTTTGCGTACCATTGTAGCAGCAATGAGCACGTCTGAACCTTCGGCCTGACGGAACACCTCCGTGAGTTCGAAGAAGCAGTTCACACGTGAGCAGTGTTCCTTGAATGGCGATCCATTGGCGTTCTGGATCACGTACTTCTCAATTGGGGGGAGCTGTGCGAGGTCACCAAACATGATCAGACGCCCTTTGGGAGGTAGTGCGTCAATGATGTTGCGGTTCAGCTCGTGATTGATCATCGAGTACTCATCGATGAGGATCACGGACTGATCGAACGGATTGAACCGTCCACGCTTCGGTGTGGTGATGTCGAGGGGTTCGCCAGTTGTCTTGTCGCGTTCACCGGGACGCCCGTATTCGAGCAACTTGTGTACGGTTATCGCACGCAGACCCGTAGCTTCACGGATGCGTTTCGCGGCCTTACCAGTCGGAGCCGCAACGGCAAAGTTGACGTGCTGTGCCGCTAGTTGTTCAGCTATGTGTTTGATGAGGGTTGTTTTGCCAGTACCGGCCTGTCCCGTCACCGCGAACAAACGCCGCGATGTATCGAGACAGGCTTCGGCACATGACAACTGTTGCGCAGACAGTTGCATGTCATTCTCCACGAGGGGGTGTTAAGTCCAGCCTGTTGTGTCAACCGGCTTCGATGTCTTGGCGGACTGAAAGGTCTGCCTGTGTTGCTCGTTGGCGATCTCTACTGCCGCGAACGCTGCACACCAACGAACGAACTCAGAGAACGATACTCCGAGACTCTCACTAACGCGGCATAGGCGCACGAATTCCTCATCAGTAAACCGAATACTGCGAGGCTTCGTCGGTTCCGCACCTGAGACGAAGAACCCACGGTTCACATGCTGCGTGGGCTGTGGGAAGGGGATTTGCACCCACTTTGCGTCGGGATGCAGCTTCGGAAGCTTGGGCTTGTTAGACATGTTGCCGCTCCGAAATGGAACAGCGCCGCCGTGGCTCAACTGGACACCACGACAGCGCTGTCGTCAACGCATCAGGACACGGATGCGTCGATTAGGCTTCCGGAGAGATGACCAGAAGCTGCTCGCCGTTCGCGGTCGCCGTGCTGAAGTACTCGGCCATCTTGCGGGGATCGCGGAACGAGGCGGACAGGGCAACCTTGTTGCTCTCATCGATCTTGACGAAAGCATACAGCGGCGAAGGCTTGCGCGGACCCTGCGGGGCACGGCGCTTCTTCGGCTCGGTCGTGGTGGTGGCGGCATCTGCGGGCATTGAGGTAGCTCCTTTACGGGGTGCCATCTGGCGGTTCCCTATGACAGTGGTTGAACGAAGTGATTGTCACACAGTCCTACGAACAAGTCAACGGGGATTTCGGCCCCCGTTGACGAATTCTTCATACGTGTGAACGGTGGTTAGATCGACTTGAGAGCACCGATCTGAGCGCGGGGTTCGCCCTCATACCGCTCGTGCTTGATGCCGACCTTGCAGGCGAGACCGATCCATTCGGAGGGATCAACCCGCTTGCCCATCTTCGCGCCGATGGCCTCGCAGAACTTCCGCATGTTGTAGCGGCTGCGTGCGGTGTCCTCGACAACGAGACGGTTGTACTGGAGAACGACGCCCTCCGGGTACAGTTCCTTGTTCGGATCGAAGTCTGCCGGGAAGTCGTCGGGCGAGATACGCAGGTCCACCGACAAGTAATCCTTGCCAGAAGTCTGCGACTGCTTCTGCGTGATCGCCTCGATGACCGCCGGATATTCGCCGACTTTCAGAGGCGGCGGTGCCTCTGCCGACGTGATGTCAGAGCTGTATTCCAAAATCGGAAGATCGGACATGTATTGACCTTTCAGGTTTTCAACGTTGAACGCCGTGGACTGTACTACATACGAATGTGCGACACAAGCCACGACATCTTGTGTCCACATAAGACAGCCAACACTATTAGTGGTGGCTATTTGGAGAGGATTACGGTCATCTCACCCTTGGTCTCGTTGTATTTCTCGGTGAGACACTGTTCGATCCACGCATGTAGATGTAGCCGCATAGTCTTCTCGGACATTTCTAATGCGCGTAAGATGTCGTTGCCTTGCCCGTAGTCTCTGAACTTGATGTGATCGATGACGCAGGGGCCGACAAGAGGATCGTTATTATCGGCTTGTTCGTAGAGCTTGAGCGTCTTCATTGCCACATCGATGTCTTTGAGCTTCTTGTTCAGCCGGACTACATCTTCGGCTTCTTCAACCGTCCTCATGTGTCGCTCCTACGAGTAGAGTGGATACGCGGGAAGTTCCTTCTCGAACCGCTTCACCAAGTTCATGTACACCTGTGAACCGGGAAGAGGCAGCTTGTCGCCAGTCAACTCCCACAACTTCAACCAAGTGTCGATACGGTACGGAAGGTTCTTCTTGTTGAACCAGTCGTCAGGATCAAACTTCCAGTCGAACTCTGGTTCATCACCCTGCCGAAACATGCGCGTCTTCATGGGCTTACGGAGACGTGCGGGACGGATCATGATGCGGCGGTCAGCTCGGTTGTCTACTTGGTACATCGCCCAGAGTTCCGAGAAGTCGATCCCGATGTTCGATGGCAACTGCCCGCCAAGCGCGAGTGATATGTGAAGTATTGCTCCGGTTTTTTCGTCTTTGTCGGGCGCTCCCTCGTGCGCGATCCAGATGACGTTTTTCTTGTGGACTCCTGTGATCTTGGCGACGTTCTTAATAGCTCGGATTGCAAGCGCGTTTCGAGTACCGTACGCACCCGGAGAAGGTCGCTCGACAGTTGCTCCAGTATTCGTCGATATTCCGCGAGTGAGGGTCTTGTCAGTGAGATTAGTAATGCTGTCAAATATATATGTGTCAACTGCCTCGATCGTGCTCTTGATCCCGAATGGGTTGCCTTCGTTCTTGCACTCATCAGCGAGCTTGTCAGTGGACGCTTGTGAGAGGTCAACACGTATAATTCCCTCCTTCTCGCACACCTCGTCAGAGATGCTGTCTACTCCATCAGGATCGAACTGATACCAGAGCTTCCGCCCCGGTGCCGTGCCCGCAAGTGTGGTCTTACCGCAGCCAGCATCACCCCATATTGCTCCGTTGAAGCGCTTGGCCGCTGCGGTGACCTTCTGAACTGGTTGTCCAGCGATGATTATCTCAGTCATTGTCCTTCTTCTCAGCTCCGAGTAAGAGTTGCTGCTTCGGTGCGTCGAGTACAATCGCACCGCGCACGTCCGACGTACACAATCGGCCGTACGCATCCTTCAAGAGCGTCCCTTCCCACGTCAAGTGGTCAAGACGCATGTGAGGCTTGGTTGTCGCGCCGTCTTCATACAAACGAACGAAACCACCAGCAGTCTTAGCGTACAAATAGCCGTCGCGTGTGTACACGTCGCACTGTTTGTATACTCCGTTGATCACGACGACACAAGCCTCACCTTCGACTTGTACGAAGAGGCCCATTAGTTTGCTATTCCTCTCTTCGCCTTCAAGAGTGCTGCTGAACGCTTCACCAACTCTGCGTCGAGCACAAAGAAGTTGTAATCGTTGACCTGAATGCCGATTTCCTCCATCACGAGGGTGTTTGCAGTCAGTATCTCGTTGACCGCTGCGACCAGATCGGGATCGGTGTTCGGTGGCGCGACGATATCAGTTTCGAGTTTCGTCATCACGCGAACTCCAAAGTTGGGCCATCCAGCGGGCCGAGACCACCGAAGTTCACATGTGCGAGGACCGTGACCTTATCGATGCCGACAACGAAGTCGAAGCTGTCGAAGAACCACTTATGGTCTAGTGTCTCCTTCGCCAGCGCGGCATACCGACCGTTATCATACGCGATGAGATACGTGTCGTTGTTCTTGAGGGTGATGCCGTTCTTGATCGCCATTTAACCGTTTCCTTCTTCTAGTGGTGACCATTCCTGTACCTGCATCTCGTTGAGCATTGCAATCCGTTCATCATCCGGACTATCGCAGAATGGGATCAGCGGGCAGGAACGGAAGTACCGATTGCATGAGTGAGTGAACTGCGGCGCGTCGTGAGGCGTCTCAAGATAGTCCTTCGTCGTCTCACACGTATATACAACCCACTTGGCCCAACGAATAAAGTGATCCTGATTGCGCAGGATTGGCTCGTTGACGATACCGCCGTAGTCGAACGATTTCGGGATCGGGATGGACATGCCGCGTATGACCGCGTGCTCGACATCTACATTGAGCAACGCACCGATGGCGAAGCAGTATCCCGTAGGCTGATGACTGGTGATGAATGCGTTGCGCCACGCATCATCGAGACGTGCCGCAGTCTTGTTCTCTTCGACCGCTATCTCGGACAGTTTACGGTCAGTGAAGTGTACACCGTCAACGCGACCGGTGAAGTTGTATCGGTGCGTCGGCCCTTCGTCAGAGTCGATTTCCAGATACATGTTGATCGGAATTTCGACACCGACGAAGTAGCCGCCGGGATATCGGTCGTCTGGTAGGATGACGGGTAAGGTCTGTCCGAGTGGATAGCGTGATACATACGCGATCAGACTTTCTTCGATGTTGGCGATTGTTCGCTTCCGGTCTCCGGGATCGTCGTAGAAGCCGCTTGATCCGAGGATGTCGAGGGCTGCGAGCGTAATGGCACGCTCTTTATCCTCGCCTTCCCACAGTACTCGCAGCATACTATTTGTTCGATCTTCTCCGAAGAGCTGACGGGATCGTTGCTCACATATGGATTGGACGAGCGAAGGGGAATACCGTCCGGAGTAAAACTCCCCACCCGACCAGTGTAGATCGCAGAGCCGGACTGCTGCAAACGCCTGATGCGCCGCGCCTCCCGCTTCAAGAGCCATTGCTCTATTCCCTGACAGATAAGTTCGATGATGTTCATAGCGGATGATGCCCCATGTTGGACATGTGTTGAGAGCGACAAGCTTGGTGTTGTCAAACTTGCGCTCGACTTGCTGTCCCGCGTACGGGACCATGCGTATATGTGTGATGGTCATGTCGGTTCGCTCTCCACAATTGCTCGCGTGGCGCGGGGATCGTCATCCTTGCGATCCATCTGCTCTTTCATCTTGTCGAGCACACCGTTCTGCATAGTGCTGACGTTCGTGAGTGCGGCCATCACAGCGCCGATTTCCTTGAGCGTCTTCTGTATGTCTTCGATCTCTTCTGCGAGCTGCAAGACGACTTCCTGCATACCGCGCTCATGCCCACGGTTCTTGAGCATGATGATGATGTCATTGGCTCTCATTTAGAACTCCAATCCAGCTTGCAGCCGCAATGCGCGCATCTCATTGACACGCAGTTCAAGTTTGTCGAGGTTCTTGAAGACCTTATCGAGTTCATTCCACACTTGTTCGGCCTTCTTCACGAGCGCATCACGAGCTTTCGTCTGAGCGATCTGCTCTTTCTCCTGCTTCGTGCGTTCGTATATAAGTGTGGAATGCATACGCCGCAGCCTGACCAAATTGAGCAATTGGTCGAGCTGCGGATCCGTCATCTCATTGATAGTTTGGGGGGTGATGAAGTCGGGGATCACGACACCATCTGAGGGAGGTTCTGGAGCGTCATGCAGCCGTTGCTTTCGACGTTCTGCAAGATTGATGACCTTGCGGCCACCTTCTACATGAGTAGATTGATCCACGTTGTCGCTCCTGTTGATATGTATGAAGGGTAGGCTTCTGAGGGGTGGGAGGAGGAACCACCGATGACAAGTGAGAAGGAAGTAACTTGCGATCGGCCCGATAAATCGGCCCTCAGAAGCCATTCTTAATAATACAACACTATTGCGGGTTTGTCAAGTGCGCTTTAGTGAAACGTTGTACGTCTCAGCGGGCTTGTTTTTCTTCCGCGCGTTGTTGATCGCAGTTTCGATCTTGTCGGCGTTGAGTCCAGCCTTCACGAGTTCTACACGCAGCAAACTCTCGTCAAGTGTAGTGGACGGAGCCTTCAGTGCGACGATACACGTGAAGTCTTGAGTGTCCAACAATTGTACACTGCTTCCCATGTTGAGCTTCTTGACGTTCTCGATCTCGGTAGCGACGATGCCTTGTGTGTCGAGCTTCTTGATGTCTTCGAGCGCCTTCTTCCGCCGCTTGTCGAACATGCTGCGGCCCATCTCAGCGACGTAGTATTCATGGAGTACTTTGTTGGCCTTGTCTTGTGAGTTCGATGGCTCGAAATCGCCCGTCACGCCCAATAGGCTGAGTGCAGTTTGAAGCTTTGAAGCAAATTGTAAGTCCATCTACATGTCTCCTGTGTACGAGTTTCGTTAGTGCGAATGCGGCGATCACACATATGAGTATGATCGCCGCGATGCGTGCGCTGTCATCCATTATTCAACGTCGTCGTAGCCTGACACACGCGCCTCATCGGTGAAGTCGTTGCCGATGTCCACGTTGCGCCTGCCCCGCGCAGTTATACCCTTCTTACTTAAGTCGCGGATGATCTTCTCGTAATCCGCGAGTTTCTTGTTCGCCTCTTCAGCAGAGACCAAACCCAAGTCACGATCGATCTGCAACGCGACACGCTGGTCGGCTGTGTGATCCCGAAAGTTCTTGAGCCGTTCAGCCGCCTCTTCCAGCAGACCAGCGTTCCACTCGACCTTGGCGAGGATCGGTTTGTTCACGCGAGCCAGCGCGGTAGCGTCACGCGGCGGGATCAGTCGCATCACCTCCACAAGGCCGAAGTGCTCGCCGTTGTGTACGAATGCAAGGTCGCCGACCTTCAATCCGTGTACATCGAGATAATAGTACGGCTTCTCCTGCGCACGCGATAGCTTGTGGATGCTGTTCGCGACCATATTGCGGAAGCACACAGCGGCGACCTGAATGTTGATAGCATTCGGGTTATCTTCGATGCTCATTTCGACTTCTCCTTACGTGTCTTGATTGCTGCTGTCTGACGCGCACGTCGCGCCCCGTTGATGATGTCCGATACACGTTGCTGCGTCACGATGATACCGAACTGCTCCGTGACTAATGCAGCGATTGCATCTTGTGGCATTCCCTCATCGCCCCACTTGAGTACACGCTCAAGCAGTCGAGTAGGGAACCCGTATCGGTCACGGTCGTACTTGTCGTTCTCGTTGTCAGATTGTGTACCGACGACGAGATGATAGGGATTGCAGCAGATGGGATTGTCGCACTTGTGACGAACCTTGTCATCTTCATGCAGCGGCCCATGCACGAGTACATATATGAGCCGATACGCCAACCACTTCACACCTGCTACACTGAAGTAGCCGCGCTGATCATCTGCGCGGCCACCAACTGATCCTGTCCAAGGCCAGCACGGCTTGGGATCACCGTCTTCTGGCATATCGACAAACTTGAACACGTCGATAGGTTCATTTCTCATTCGGATCATGGAGGGCGTTCCTTTCCCGTACTTCCTTGAGGCGTTGATACATTTCGTTATCGATGAACAACGCTGTCTGGATACGCTCTCGGTGTTCCTTGGACAGAGTTTCCGTGAGTCGTTGCCGCATGAGTTGAACGCGCCCAATCGTCAGCTTCCTGAGCACTTCATCTCGGAGTTCGAGGTCGAGAGCTGACAACATGCAGTGAGCGTGAACGACCGAGCCTGATAACGTCAGCACATTCACGTTCACTACGAGGTTGCCAGCCTTCGACCAATAGATGTACGGCTTCGATCCCGGAATGAGTTCCGATGTACAGTTATGTAGTCTTCCTTCTGCCTCGCGTAGATCGGGCAGTATTCGCGGTGTCATCCTTATCCTCCTGTGCGAGCGAGCGGCGGTTGAAGTAACGGCGGTGGCTCTTGATCTGCACGATGATCTCGCGCAGCAAGTGATCCTGTAGGTCACGCGTCTCGTCTTTGTGGCCTTCGGTTATATGTATGAACTCTTCGAGTAGCGTGCAGGCCAGACATTCAAGTCCATTCGTGAAGTTGGCAGCGGCGATGTACATCTTGCGTTCCTCTGCCATGCCGAGAGCATTACCGGGGAGCTGGCCGACGAAGATGATGTCGATATCCTCGTGCTTCTCGATGTCGTAGCCACCGAACTTGAGCAAGTCGAGTGCATCATCGAACATGTCGCGTTCATCGCCGACGATCTTGCGCGCCTTCTTCGCGTCGGATGCGATCTTGGCGTCACGACAGTGGTTCTTCAGTCGCTCATTCATGTAGCGGCCATCGGAGTATGCTCGCATGACCATTTCGCGGTGCGCCGGTGCCCAATCGTCAGCACTGAGCCAACTGAATGGGCAGGCATCCCACTCCGCAGCCTCCGAGTTGTTGAGCACGCGCGCGAGTGCTTCGGTGGGGCACTCCCTCATCAAGAACTTCTCCAGACGCGTGCCCATTGTATACGTATCCTTGAGCGTGCGGTCCTCTGTGAGGTCCATCGTCTGAAGGAAGTTGTATGTGTTGGCGAACTGCTTCCCGCTCTTGATCTGATAGACTTTGATGCCACGGTAGTAGACGAACGAGGTCGGAGTGGGCTTGTACTCCCACGTATTCGGGAGTTCTTTCGCCTCTCCCGGTGTCATCTCGAAGAACAACGTCGCGCGTGTCTCGTCAATGAACGAAGCGAATGGTCTATCGTTCACTTCACCTTCCACGATGATGCGGACGACGTTCTTCGTGATCTGTGGGTATATCTCATCGCGTTGTATGCCCCCGCCCTCGTCACGAGCGTTGCATTCGAGTTCGCGGATCACAGTCCACAGTCTCCAATTCTTGCCGAGTTCCGTAGTGAATGGGAGTTCAAGCACACGATTACCATTCACCAGCACGACGAATGCGAATTCCTTGGAGCGGAACTTGTCGTGCTTCACGCCGAGATGCCACACTTCACCAGTGCCATCCTGAATGGTGACCTTCAGGCCATAACGTGCGCACACAGCGAGCGCATACTTGAAGCCCGTACCGAAGTATCCGATCGGACTGTTGGTATTGGGCTTATCGTTCACGCCCAAGACGGTAACGGAACGCATGTCGAGCGTGCCGGGGTTCTCAAACCAAACGTACATATGTGTATTCCTTCTCGGTTCAGCGGACGGAGGTTCCGTCTCCGTCCGCGTGTTGAAGTCACTGTCAGATGGTAGGCACTAGATCGAGAGCGTTACCGTTGTGCGAGACGAAGATGTTGCTATCGTCACTCGTCCAATACAGCTCCCAATTGTCGTCGAATGTGATGCTGAACGTACGATGTCCCTCATCATCCATCCGTGTGTCGAGCCGAGTGTTCCCCTCATCGAAGAACAGACTCAAGTCCATACCTGTAGCATCGCCATCGGGTATGGTGTAGACGAGTGCTTCGTCTGGAGTTCCGGGAGTATCCGGAGTGACGAGAACAGGATCGTCCGTGTCGGTATCAGTGTCCACGTCGATGATCGGCGTGTCAGTGGGGATCACGTCCACATGCATGATGTGTTCACCATGCGATCCGCTTTCAAGTGCCATGTTGGTAGTCCCTTTGCTTGCGTTCCTCTCTCATGAGGCGCACGAGTTCTAGTCTCTGACTTTCGATTGCGACAAGTTGCTCGTCAAGTTCGAGGCGGCGTATATACACACCAAGAAAACGCTCCGCCATTTCCATGATCTGACCGAACTGTCGGTATTCCAAGCTTCCCATCTTTCACCTCTATCCAATGGGGCCACTTCTGGCCTTTGCATTTACCTTTCCAAGGGCACGTTGGGCAGTCGCATCCACTGCGATACTCCCAACGATACCCTTTGCGTGCTTTACGTGGTGGCCTGTTCGATAACAAGCTATGCAGCCTCCTTCATGAGTTCATCCCATGCACCGCTGACGAGCTGCGAACGAACAGCAGCCTCACGACCAAGCATTGTGGTCGCAGCGTGGTCGTTGCCAGTCTTGCGAAGGGTGAAGTCACCGTCCGCGTGCGATGCGTAGTATGTCAGAGCGGAGTACAGCGCCCAGAAGTTGGTGCCGCCGCGTGACTTCTGCTCGATCAAGTACTGACGATACAACTTCGCGCCGAGACGATCGCCAAACTTCTCGTTCAGCCACTTGATCACCTTCTCGTCGTCCTTGATGGTGGTCTGCCGCATCTCGGTCCATAGTTCGCGATCCTTCCAGAACACGTCGATGGATTTGCGGACTTGATCACCAAACTTGGCGAGCTGCAAGCCCGTTGTGTGTCGTCCGTACTCACGAGTGTACTCGCCGCGTATGACTCCGTTCATACAGAAGAAGTCGATAGCGCCGGCGATCACCTTGATGGCACTGCCGCCGAAGCCATTGAGCGCAATGATGCGGAAGCAAATCTTGTCGCGCTCCGGACTGTCGACCTTGATGTCGGGAAAGCGATACTCACGGATACATGTGCGCCCTTCGTACGCGATCTGCTCGAAGATTTCCGCGTTGTCGAATGCTTGCGTACCGACGCCTTCGCAGATGTTGCGGTCGATCTGTTCGAACAGGTCTTTGTTCTGCACGACCTTGTACGAGTCCTGCACGACGTTGAGGCAGACAGGCTGACCGTCTTTCATACGTACGAGCGCCTTGTGTCCGCTGTTGTTGTACTTCGTGCCAGTCGCGCCCTCATACCAGAGCGGACGCTCATAGGCAACGAAATCGAGCGGCGACGGCTTGGACGGCGCGGTCTGCCGTAGTGGACGGTGTGCTACACCGAGAGAGACAACGTTCGTCATGTTACTTCACCTCTTTGATTGTCGGCAGCTCGATCTCTACGAAGCCGAGACCACCGATGAATGTCACTTCCTGCGTCTTGAACTTGTGGTTCGGCAGGCCGAGCTGCTTCGGATACACACCAGCAACACAGTTGTTCCCTCTGCGCGTCAGTGCGTAGCCGTCGTCTGCTGCTACAAGACGGATCAAGCCTACATCACGCCCTGTGCCGAGCATGAGCTTGACCTTCGTAGTACCACGAAGATGTGCGTCAACGACATCCGCTGAAAGAGAGACGCGGACATTCCTGCCGTTGTTGTTGGTCATCGTGATGCGCTGCTTTGACTTAACATGTGGGCTGAATGAGCCCTTCTTCACTTCCTCGAAACTCATGTGTCGGATCCTTTCACATGTATGATGTCTTCGTGTCCGTCGTCGTAGATGGTGACACGATCGATACTTCCATCATCTTGTAACGACAAGTATGTACCCTGCCACTGTGAGTAGGGCAGGGATTGATTACGCACGGCTGTCCAAACATGCCAACAGCCGCGCCCCCGAAAGAGCGCGGCTAGTCGTGTGCCGATTGGAAGCCCGATGCGATCACGTATCAGGTCCAAGTAGTTCATCAGTTACTCGCCTGAGTCGTCGAAGTCCGGCATCTCGAAGGTCGCCTCGTCAATCGACTCAGCCCACTTGGCGATCTGAGCGAAGTCGTACTTACAAGTGTCATTCAGCTCGATCGCCTTCGACAAGAAACCGGGGCGGATGTTCAGCTTGGCCGCGATTAGATCGGGGATGCTGCCCGTCGTGACACAGTACTCGATATGACTGGAAGTATCATGCATGAATGCACGACGCCCATCAGTTGTGTGATCACGCTTCTCGTACTTGAGTTTCGTCGCGGCCAACATCTCTTCCCACTTGTCATGGAACTGTTTGTCCATGACCTCGCAGAACACACCGAGACAACAGAACCTCTCGTGAGTTTGTTCCTCCTCTGGATAATCTACTCCTATACTCGCGAGCGTGTTTCTGGCTTGTCGGTATTCCCCACTGCGTAGTGCAGTGAGCCATGCAGTCTTGTATTGCGTGTCCATTTCACTTCTCTCCACGTTGTGCTCTGCTGATTGCTATCAGCGCGGCTTCCCAAATGTCGTAGCAGTTGCCGGGGCCAGTCATGCGTCTCTCCCCAACATCTTGCGTGTGAGGTGTATCTTCTTGAGTATGATACGGCCGCGAGTTTCCAACATCTCGCGCTCCATATGTATTTGTCTGAGCTGCAAGCGCAACTCTGCCAATCGAGTGAGCAAGTTATCGCGATTGGACTCATCGATCATTCTGTCGATGGGGTTCATGGCTTCACCACACGATGTAGGCGACGTACGCAGTGTACGCGATGCCGATCCAGCAGCAGATGTCGATGATGTTGTGGCCGACGCGGTTCATTTCAGTACGTCCTCGTATTCCTTGTTGAGCGCGTTGAGTTTGACTGCATATGCAGCTCGACGCTCCAACACGTTGTCGATGGTGGTGAGTGTCACGTCGATATCTTTCACCTGCACGATAGTTGGCGGGACGACACCCTTGAACACACCCGACTCGATGTACATCGCCGCAGAGAGTGGAGTTACGAATTTATGCGCCTGCAAGAACGAGACTTCATGTGGATAACCACTGTCGATAGCTACCCACTTCTGTCCACCGTACCACAAGTATACCTGTCCCGGTGTGACCTTGATCTGGTGCGTAGTCATTTGATCACCTGTCCCTTCAAGAACGGTTGCAAGTGTTGATGTGGAACGAGGAACCAACGCAGCGGCCCTTGAGCAAGCGCATTGACCTCAATCATGGTGATGTAGTCCACACATATGATGGCTTCTGGCCCGTATGGACGTTTGACAGTGGCGACCCATACGCCATTGTCAGTCTTGTTGCTCTCAGGGCGTGTCGTGCGTACCTCAAGAGCGTAGCGCAGCAGGAATTCCAATATGCTGCCGTGCTTGGGGCGGACTGTGTAACGGAGGCGTGTCACTTGCACTTCTCCTGCACAATAGCCTCGATGCGCTGACGCTCTGCGTTCTCGTGAGCGGGTGCAAGCACGAACCAACCAAAGAGAGCGCACACACCCCAGAATATCAGTATGTGTTTGTTGCTCATGACCGCACCCGCTTGATTTTACGCACACGTACGGTGCCGGTCACTGCATCGTTGCGCACAGTAGCGAGCGCCATCTTACGCGCCTCATCGGGATCGCTAGCCGTGCATGTGATGGTGTGATCGATTTCGAATTGAGGCGTGTTCTTGTTCACATATGAGAAGTGAACTCTGAAGATTGGCTTTGTCATCTCACGCTCCCTCAGTCTCGGTGACGATGTAGCCGCAGAACAGGAGCTGATCGATCGCAGTGTCGAACTTCTTGAATACGTATTCGAGCTGCTTCCGTGAGTCAGCCTTGTCCTCGTACTTGGTGCATGTGTTGATCAAACGCACCGCACTGGCGACAGCACAATTCGGATCGTTGCTCAGCCTCGCATGTACGAACGCGAGCTGTGCTCGTAGCTTCGCATCGTGCAGCATTCTCATTCCCGTACGCATGTGTAATCTCCATATGTGTGAATGCCCAAAGTCGAGAGCGTGTGAGTAGTACTCTTCACGCCCATTGTTAGTATAGCATAAGTTGTAGCAGTTGTCAAGCAATCAGTGTAGCATTTGGGAGCGGCGCGTAGCGTACGCCTGCACTCATGTTGCTTCCACACATATGTTGTCGACTCATCGTGCGTCCTACATGTCACCGCGCTAGGTATGTTGTTGTTTGGACGACGCGGTAGCGCACACGAATAAGGGCCATGCATACATGTGTGTACACATGCATACATGGCCCTTTATTTCAGGCACAAAAAAACCCCCGAACCTTTCGGCTCGGGGGTTTGTGGTGGTGAGCTGCGATCACGCGGCCTTGGTAACGGTGCGGTGACCAGCGGGAGCACGCGGCTTGCGCACTGCGGCGGGTTTGCCGTCATCGATGCGTACGCCCTGTAGCGCGTCAGACTTGCGCAGGAAGTCAACGATGTCGGAAACGTTGATCACGCCGTCACTGGCGAAGCGAGCGCGGGCGAACAGCGCCAGCGTCTTTTCGAAGTCGGGCGTCACCGAGACGTTGGCGCGGTCGGTGTCGGGCATGGCAGATACCGTCTCGGCCAACATCAGCGCCGTCTTCGAAACGGTATCCTTGGTATCCGTGGTGACGGCCGTGCCCGCGCCCGACTTGGCAGCAGTCGCTTTCTTGTCGAGACCGCGCGAGATGGTCAGAGCGTGGCCGGAATTGTAGACGTTGGCGCGGGTATACAGATCGGTCTCACCGACCGCGACTTTCACGTCGGCCTCATCGATGTCACGCGTTGCACGCATCGTGACAGCGTTGCCGTTCAGCTTGGTGACGATGAAGCCGCCGGACTTCAGGAAGTACGCGCAGCGCAGCGCACGTTCGAACATGCTGAGAGTTGCGCTGATAGCCTTCGCCATGGTCTCGGCCTCTGCGACTTTCTGATATTGAGCCATGGACTTCGCGGACTTCGCCTTGGGCGCGGCCTTATGAGCCTTCACCTTGTCAGCGAACGCAGTCGAGTGCGCGG